AAGACGAGTCCCTACATATTATAGTGACTTAGAAGAAATCATTGGCCAGAATAAAGGACATATCATTGGGAGTACTGCCTGCTTAGGCGGAGTTCTACCAACCCAAATCCTAAAGTGGAAAGAGCTCCCTACCGATGAGCTGTATTCCAAAATCTGTCATTGGTGTCAAAATATGGAAACGCTCTTCGGTAAAGGAAATTTCTTTCTTGAACTTCAGCCTTCTGCTTCCGAAGAGCAAACATTTGTAAACCGAGAATTGATTACTCTATCTGAAAAGTTAGATATTCCTTATATTATAACAACAGATAGTCATTATCTCAAGAACGAAGATAGATATGTCCATAAAGCTTACTTAAATTCTCAAGATGGCGAGCGAGAAGTTGATGCTTTTTATGCTACAACTTATATGATGGATACAGAAGAATTAGAGTCTCGCCTCGCTTTAACAAAAGAAGAGTTAGAAAAAGCTTACTCAAATATCCGCAAGATTAAAGATACTTGTGAAGATTATAGTTTGCGGAAACCGCTTAAAATCCCTAAGCTGGCTTGGAAGATGCCAGAATACGTGTCAACCGCAGATAAGGATTTCTATATTAAGAAAATTCCTTATTTATTTGAATTTATTGCTTCTGATTATGAAGGCGATAAAATACTCGCAAATGTTATTATTCAAGCAATTAAAAAAGAAATTACTTATCAAAATCAAGAAACTTATGACGCTGTAAATGAATGTTTGCAGATGACATGGGATTCTTCTATTGTTAATAAAACACACTGGAGCGCATACTATCTAAATCTGCAAAAGATTATTGATACCGTGTGGGAAGCTGGAAGTCTAGTTGGGCCAGGCAGAGGCTCGGGTGTTGGGTTAAAAGTTAGGCTCAACTAAAAATTCGTGAACTATATTGCTCATAGGTGTTCAACATATAGATGTTGAGCTAACGGTTCAGAAGGCAGTGATGTCATTATGAGCAAGGGAACCTAAGTCTTTTAAAAGATAAGGTAATACCGTGTCAAGTTTGTTTAATTGAGGTTCATCCTTTTTTATATATAATAAGAAGGTTAATAATAATAAGTTTAATTTATTTATAGAAAAGGAGTAGATGATATGAGCATTATCTATAAAGTAACAAACAATATAAATCAAAAAGTTTATATTGGGAAGACTAGTAGAACTCTTGAATAGAGAAAAAAAGAACATCTTCGTCACATTGAATCAGAAAATTATTATTTTCATAATGCTTTAAAAAAATATGGTGTTGAAAATTTTACTTGGGAAGTAATAGAAGAAGTAGAACCGAGCTAGGAAAATGAACGAGAATGTTTCTGGATTGAATATTATCAAAGCTATAAAAATAAAGATAAAGGATATAATTTAACTCCCGGCGGGGAAGGTTTTAAATTATCCCAAGAAACTAAAGATAAAATATCTAAAGCTAATACTGGAAAAGTAAGAACTCCAGAGATGAGAAAGCATTTAAGTGAAGTCAAAAAAGCAATGCACTTTAAGCATACAGAAGAAGCAAAACAAAAAATGAGTATTGCGAGAAAAGGCCGTAAGCTTTCTCCAGAGACGATTGAAAAGCTAAAAAAAGTTGAAAGGACTCCTGAATGGAAAGCAAAAATAAGTCAATCCCTTAAAGGAAGAACTTTTTCAGAAGAAACTTTAAAAAAAATAAGTGAAGCTGCTAAAGCTCATTTTACACTTTATACATCTAATGATTTAGTCTTTAATACTTGGGAAGAAATTTTTAATTATCTTAAAACTAATGGTTTAATAAATACTGATAATATTGCTGTTTGTAGAAACTGTATTCGTCCTGCCATAAATAATATGGATTTTGTTCGTTATGGAATGAAATGGAAAACTTCTCCTTTTACTGAAGAAGAAAAAATTATTATAGCGCATAAATGTTCAGAAGAAACTAAAAAGAAAATTAGTGCTGCTAATAGTAATAAAAATGAAATTATTATAATGTCTAAAGATGACGATAAGTTTACTTTTTTCTCTAGGAAAGACGCATATAATTATTGTATTAAACAAGGCTATATACCTGATACCCAAGTTTATGCGAAATTCTCTTCTAAAATAGGAGAGGCGTCAAAAAGAGGGATAAAATTTAAAGGAATGAACTGGATAATTAAACAAAAAGATGTAGAGACTATCGAAAGGCTAAATGGCTGAGTAGAGTAGGGCGGAGGATGAGCTGCCGCTCGAAGCGCGAATTGCTTATATATTAAGTAAAGAGATAGTCCATGCTATATAGAAATATATAGTATATCAGTTATACTTTTGAATATGATGGGGATTACCCAGATAAATCCATTGCGCGAAACCACCAGGACTTTCGCTTGGAGATTCCTTAATCCTAGCCGTGTTTCTGTGTTGGACGTAGATATAGATGTTGAGGGATCTCGTCGTCAAGATATTTTAAATAAGCTTAGAGAAGTTTATGGTGAAAATAGAGTAGCTAATGTTATTACTTTCGGTACAGAAAAGCCTAAAGCGGCTATCCTAACGGCCGCACGAGGTTTAGGCATAGACGTTGAGGATGCCCAGTATATCTCTTCTCTTGTCCCAGAAGATAGAGGAATATCCAGAACTCTTCATCAATGTTATTATGGAGATAAAGATAACGATTATGCGCCAGTAAAGCCTTTTGTAGATGAAATGAACGCAAGACCAGAACTTTGGAAAATTGCAAGAAGTATAGAAGGTTTACCTTGTAGAATGGGAGTGCACGCAGGCGGGGTTATTTTCGTCGATGAACCATTTACGAATACAACTTCTTTAATGCGTGCTCCTGATGGAACTATTGTTACAGCTTTTGACTTGCATGATAGTGAGGACTGTAGTCTTATTAAATACGATTTGTTGAGCGTTGAAGCTGAAGATAAAATCCATATTTGTCTTGACCTGTTGTGTGATGCTGGAGTAATTGAACGTAAAGCCACTCTTAAAGAAACTTATGAATCTGTTGTCGGCATTTATAATCTTGAAAGAGATGACCCTGAAATGTGGAAAATGGTGTGGAATCATCAAGTTATTTCGCTATTTCAGATGGAGAAACAAAGTGGCATTCAGGGTATTGCTCTTACCAAACCTAAGAGCGTTGAAGATTTAGCTCACCTTAATTCTGTAATTCGTCTTATGGCTCAAGAAAAAGGCGGAGAACAACCTCTTCATAAATTTGCAAGATTTAAGAATGATATCACTCAATGGTATAAGGAAATGGATGAATATGGTTTAACCAGACAAGAGCAAGACTTGCTAAAGCCATATCTTTTAAGCTCATATGGGATCGCAGAGTCCCAAGAATCATTCATGCAGCTAGTTCAGATTCCCGAATGTGGTGGATTTGACTTAAACTGGAGTGATCGCCTTCGTAAGAGCATTGCAAAGAAAAATCCGGCCGAATTTGAAAAGCTGGAAGAAGAATATTTTGAACAAGTTAAAGAGAAGAATTTAAGTAAGAATCTCTGCAACTATGTTTGGAAGGTTTTAGTCTCCACTAGCCGAGGTTATGGGTTTGATAGTAATTGGACCCAACACACCTAACCGTTTATCGACGGGGTCATATACAAATTATGTCTAATCTCTAGCCAAGAAAGATGGTATATGGCTAACGAGGGTCAAATCTCGTGACAAATTTAAAAGAGACTGAATAATTAAGAAAGGAGGATAAAAATATGCTTTATATCTATATGTTTACTAATAAAACAAATGGTAAAAAATATATTGGACAAACAAATGATATAGAAAAAAGAAAAAGAGGTCATAAATCTGAGTCTTTTAATTCAAATGCAAATGGTTATCATTTACCTTTTCATAGTGCTATTAGAAAATATGGATGGGAGAATTTTGACTTTACTATCCTAGAAGAGATAGATGATGATTTTGGCCGTAGCTATTTGGATGAAAGAGAAATTTATTTCATAGATTATTATAAATCTTTAACTACTCAAAATGGTTATAATGTGTCTGAGGGAGGAGGCGGCTTTAACCGGCCGAAACTTTCTTTTGAAGAACAAGTTAAATGCTCTAAACTTTTTACTATAGAGC